TAAGAGAAACATAAAGGTTCACGTATCGGGACGGCAGGGGGGTCGGTGCTTACTTACCGGACCATGCGCCGAACACGTTGCGATAGATGTGCTCGTTGAGCGTCTTGCACTTCGACGCCGGCTCGTTCATCCACTTCGCGATAGCGGCTGTCGTCTTCGCGCCCCACACCCCATCGGGCTCGGCGCCCGTGATCTTCTGAATGCGGGTGATGAGGTTGTAACCGCCGAGCTTGCTGTCGTCGTCGCCCTCGCGAAGCTGCGGAATGACGACGGTGAATGTCTGCTGCACGGGCTGCCTCGCTGGCTTCGAGTCGGCGCGGATCTTGTCGGCGACCGCCTTGACGGCCGCGGGGGGCTTGTTGATCTCGAAGTGCATCTCGTCTTTACGGCCCGTGTAGTCGCCGCCCCAACGAATCACACCGTTGTAGTACTTGAGCTGCTGCCGGATCTTCGCCGCCTGCGCGCTCGTGAACGTACCGACGGCGCCGAGCGGGTGCCGATTCCAGCGCAGGTCTTCGGCCGTGCCGCTGCCGTGATTGCTCACGGTCGTCGAGCCCGAGATCGGTCGGAAGTTGTACCCGCCGGTATCGGCCTGCGTCAGGGGCTCGATGTTCCGCGCGAACCATGCCGCGAAGTGCAGCAGCACGACGCTCACGTCGCCCTTGCGCAGGTTGATCGTGATCGAAGTACCCGGAATGGTGTACTTCGCGATGAGCGACGTGTCGCCTGCCTTGTAGCCGTTCTGCGAGGTCGTCATGCGCAACCGTCCGGGTCGCCCTCGGCCTCGAAGTCGGCCGCCTCGGGGTCGAAGGCGTCGGCCGGCACCTCGTCGGCCTCGACCTCGACCGAGCCGCGCTCGTCGTACGGAGGGAAGTCGTCGATGTCGGTCACAGCGAAACCGCCCTCTCGACGTCCATTTCGGCGATCTCCGTAACGGTCGGATTCGACAGCTCGCCGACCGTCCCGGGCCGCTCGGTTACGAAGTACTCGCCGAGGTCGCGTAGCTCCTGATCGGAGAGCGCGACCCCCTCGATGACCAGCCCGGCGCCACTCGGCGGTGTCTGGTCGCTCTCGAAAGCAATGCGGTATCTGGGCATGCCCCGAGGGTACCCCCCGACCTGCTAGCTATCGGCGGTCTCAACGGAGAGCGTTCGCTTCTGTGAGGTCGCCCCCTTCGGGGTGATGGTGCCCGTGCCGTCCGGCCGTCGCGACGCCGTCACGAAGGTCTTGCTGCCGCTGCTCGCCGCGGTCCAATACACCCATAGCGTCTGGACTGCGACGCGGGTCGTCTGCGCCTCGCGAACGGTGGCGTAGGTGAGCTGCGCGCCCGACGTCGAGTCTTCGTAAATCAGCAGGTAGTGGTTACTCGACGTGTCGCTCACTGAGTAGGGAATGATCGCGTTGATCTTGTACCGACGCCCCGCCTCGACCGTGACCGTGACGCTATCGATCTGCACGTTCGTGCCCGAGTTGATCGCCGATTGATCCGACGTCCCCTCGGTCGCGCCGACGACCCGCTGCTGCGCACGGTTCATGTCCGAAGCGAGAATCGGGTCGCCCCCGAAAACGGTCATGGTTGCATTCTCCCCTGCTCAGAGACCGTACCTAGCGGGCTTCGCGAGCCGGACCGATGAGCCGGCCGAGATCGCCTTCGGGAACCCGTCCACAGCCCGCGTGAGCGCGAGCAACTGCCGTTGGTTACGGACGTCCGTCCGGACCGCCGTGAGGTCGTCGACGGCGATCACAGTGCCGTTCGCGGGGCTGCCTGCCAACGTCGGGCCGTATTGAATCTTCGCCGTGCCGGCGGGCGCCGTTCCGGTCGTCGCTATCTGCGTCCATGTGTTCGCCGCGACCGCAACCGTTGTCGAGTTGCTCGAAAACCATGCGCCCGACCCATTGATGTAGTCGAGCGTCATCGTCACGTTGCGGGCGACCGAGCACTTCACCCACCCGGACACGGTGAAGGTCTGCCCGGGCGCCGCCGCGGGCGACAGCGGCCCGGTCTGCCGAATGATCGTCTGCGAGGGCGAGCCGCTCGTCGTTGCTTGGATCGCGTACGACCCGCGGTGCGCGCTGCCGACCCGTACGGGGATCGACGACGTCGCGCCCGTGGCGAGCCACCCGTACCCGCTTACGGGGTCGTAGGTCTCGAAGGTGCCGTCGGCGAGATCCACGCTGTCGGGCGCCGAGACGCCAACGACCGTGTTGATCTGTCCGGCAATCTTGACGTTGTACGGGCAGCTCGTCGCCGACCAATACCCGTACGTGTCCGCCACGGTGACGCCGAGCCATTGATCGCCCTCGCCGAGGTCGTGCGCGGCGACCGAGTCGACGTCGTAGCGCCACACCCCCGAGCCGTCGTCGTAGGCGCCGATGATCCACGGCTGAGCGGGCGAGCAGGCAAGCTCGACGGTCCATTCGTAGTTGTTGATCGTCTCCGTGTAGCCCTCGATGACGAGGTCGATCACCTCGCCCGCGAGCTGCGCAATCGGCGGGTTGGCGACCGTGATCCGCGACCCGACTCGGCAACGCAGCCATTGCCAGATCAGCTCGGGGTGCGCGACGAGATTGATCTTGATGCGCGGCCAGCGCAGATAGTCGGCCGTGCCGAGGTTGAGCAGCCAACCCGCGAAGTCGATCAAGCGCGAGTCGTCAGCGATGTTGAGGTCGTACGACTCGTCGTAGGTCCCCGAGCGGTCGATCGACGCCTGATCGGCGAGCGTCGTCGAGCTGCCCTCGACGCGGTTGACCTGCACGAGGTTGCGCAAACGCTGGTCATCGTCGACGGGCTCGGGGGGCTCGTCGAGGTGCCCGAGCGACCAATCGAGCGCGAGCGTCACGGGGATGTTGTAGCGGCGCACTCGGGGTATGAACATGAGCGCGTTTCCACGTTCGCACATGATGCCCTGATCGGCCGCCTCGCACTCGCGCAGCAGATCGACGAGCTTAAGGGCGCGTTGCCGGCCCATCGGCTCGGTCTCGCCGTCGAGCACGTACGACGGAACATTGTTCTCGGCGCACAGTCGCGTGAAGCGGTCGGCCGCCAACTCGCCCCGGTAGCCGTCGGAGACGAGCGCGAAGTTTGTGTCGACGAAGGGCAGGTCATTGTCACCCGCCCAGATATGCGCGATCGACATGCTGTCGCCCGCGGCGATGATCGAGAAATAGTCGGGCTTGCTGCTGCTGCCCGAGTAGGTATCGGTCGCGGCGTAGAACGTCTCGGTGCCGACTTGATGCCATAGAAGATCGACCTCGGTCGTGCCGCCCGAGACGTTCGTCTCGACCTGCATCGCCACCCACTCGCGCGGGTTGACGGCGAACGGGCTCACGGCGCTCGCGATCGAGTTGCCGTCGCGGTCGTAACCCGTCCATGTGAACGTGCTTCCGTCGGCGTACAGCGACCACCGGGTCATGGTGCCCGAGCACTTAATCTCTACCATCTCGGTAGGCAATGACGGGAGCGTGCTCATCTTGAAAAACCACAGTGCAGCCCACCCGTTCGGGGTCGGCCGGCTCGCGATCTTGAATTGCAGGATCGAGCCCGAGGCGCCGTCGAGCGAGGCGGTCGCGGCCGACCCGGGCAGCGTGTCGTCGGCGCCGAAACTGACCTTGTAGACGCTCGCCTTCGCGCCGCCGCTCGCCTCGGTCGCCTGCGTCGCGCCGCTCGACTCTTCGAGCGGGTAGTACGCGAACGTCGTAACGCCCTGGCCCGCGAGCCCGCCGAGCTGATTACGCAACGGCGAGTTGATCGGGCTGCTGCCCTGCGAGAGACGACGGATGATGCCAGCGGCCGAGACCGCGGTCGTCGAGTCGACACCGCTCTTGTCGGGCCACCTCGGCGGCCACTCGGGCACGGCGCCCGACCACAGCAGGTTGGTAATCGTGACGTCGTCGAATTTCGCCGTGTAGGTGCCGGCGTTGTCGTTGATCCGCCACATGAACAGACCCGTACCGACGTCTTCGAGCGAGTCGTCGGTCGCGACGCCGTGCCACGCGTCGGGCTCGTCAGTGACGGCGCCGACCCACGTCTTCACCATGATGTACGGGCCGTCGGCGCGCGCCTTCCCCCATACCTTTGTGCCGGCCGAGTAGGTCACCCCGGTCAAGGCGTAGCTCTTGATCGTGCTCGTCGCGCCCTTGTACACCCGGTCGATCTTGACGCCGACGGCGCCGGCCGGCGTCAGCTCGACGTGGGCCCGGATGTAGTTACTCGCGTCCGTGTGCCGCAGCAGGGCGGCCGAAACGAAGTTGCTCGTCGTCGGCATGACGTCGAGGATCGTCGCCCACGTGATCTCGACGTCGGTCGAGCCGGCACCCGCGAGCACGCAGCGGGCGGCGAAGTTCTGCGCGAGCACCATCGTTGCCTGCGAGCCGTTGACGGTCTTCGTGCCGCCCGCGATGTTCCACGGCAGCCCCTCGGGGCTCGACCCCCACCCGCTCGCCACGGTGCGCGTGAAGGGGTCGCTCGCGGCCTCCCTGATGACCCGTAGCGGCGTACCGCGGCCGAGCTTGCCGTACCACTTGCCGAGGATGTTGCGCGGCGAGAGGTTGCCGTCGCGGTCGTCCATCGTCGTATCGAAGCTGCCCGCCTCGACCTCGCCCGCCTCGTCGTCGCGGCCGGCCGTGATGACGATGTTGGATCGGGCCCGGCGCTTGCCGGCGTTTTCCCAGACCCACAGCGACGGGTCGCCCGCCGGATTGGCGCCGGGCGCGATCTCGATCTGCGTCTTGACGAGCGCGCCGCTCATGCGAGGCTCACCGTTCCGTTACCGCCATTCTTGATCCGGAAGCTCTTGCGAATCCAGCGCCGGAACTCTTGCTCGCCGCCCGGGGTGATCTGCACGACGATCGGCCGCTCGTCTCGGGCGGCGAGCGACGGCATGCGGTCGAGCGGCACGACCGCCTCGTCTTGCCCGCCCTCGCCGACGTTGACCAGCGTGCCGCCCGCGCGCGACTTGACGAGCCCGCCGTCGGCAAGCTGCGGGATGTGCGGCACGCCGATCGTGCCGCCCCCGAAGGTGTGCCCGAGCACCGAGAACGAGGGGATCGTGAAGTGGAGAGAGTTCCACTTGCCGATGACCCAATTTAGGGCAATCCGGAAACCTGCCTTCAAACCATCCCACATCGACGACAGCGCGCCCCGGATGCGCCCCGGGATACTGCGAATGAAATTCACGAATGACGTCAGCTTGCCGACCATCCAATTAACCGCGGTCGTCGCCCACGACATAAGCGTTTTGTAAATGTTGATCCAAAACGTGAAGTACATCTTAATCGCCGTCCAAACGCCCTTAGCGAATGCGACGATTTTCTGCCAGAGCATGACGAAGAAATTCGCGAACGGGCCCGCGAACCATGCGCCGACCGCCTTAAAGAATGACCAAATCGCATTCCACGTATTGACGAAGAAATCCTTAAAGGGGCCCGCGAACCATGCGCCGATCATCTTGAGGAAGCCCCACACGGCCTCCCAAATCGTCTGGAAAAACTTCGTCTTCGTGGCGAGGTAGATGATCAGGGCGACGAGGGCGACGATGCCTAGGATGATCCACGTCGTCGGGCTCGCGAGCTGCGCTGCGTTCCATGCCCATTGCACGGCCGTAATGACGCCGATCGCGAGAGCGAGCGCGCCGAGGGCGACCGCGAGGGGCGTGACCCACTCGCTGTTTTTCTGTAGCCACCCGAACGTAGCCTCGATCGCAGGAATCGCCTTCGCGAGCTGATCGACGAGTGCCGCTTGCGCCTGCCGCTTGAATGCTTCGAGCTTCGCGCCCGCATTGTTTTCGAGGCGGTCGCCCGCCTTATCGGCCGCGCCCGCGAGCTTCCCGAGCCCCGCTACGGCGGTCTTCGGGTCGAGCTTGAACAGAGCGGCGCCGAGGTCTTCGGCCTTCGTGCCGAACAGATCGACGGCCGCGGCCTGCTGCTTGACGGGGTCTTTGATCGCCTTCAACTTGTCGAGCACGAGCGCGAGGGCGCCCGACGCCCGGTCGCCGCCCGCGGCGAAGTCGGCCGCGGTCTGCTTGGCATCGAGCCCGAGCAGCTTGTACCCGGCGGCCGTCGAGGCGCTGCCGTCGATCGCCCGGATCGAAAGCTCTTTGAGCGCATCGGCAACGGTGTCCGCGTCCCGGGCGCCGCCCTTAAGCCCCTGCGAGAGCAGCCCTAGCGCGGTCTGCCCGTCGATTCCGAGCTTCCGAAACTGCGTGCTGTATTCGGTGAACGTGTCGAGCAGGTCGTCGGCCTTGTTGACGCCGGTTTCGACGCCTCGCTGTATGACGTCAAATGCCTCGTCGGCATTCTTCGCGAGACCGGTTTTCAGCATCGTCGAGACCGCGGTCGCGACTTCCTTCGTGCTGCTCTCGGTTGTCTTGCCGAGTGCAACGAGCTTGTTGCTGACGTGCTGAATTGCCTCATCGCCCGCGTCTTCGGGAACGAGCTTGTTTTGCCACACGTCGCGAACGGCGCCGGCCGCCTCTTCCATCGAGTCGGTGACGCCCTTCGCGTACACGGCGCCGGCATTCTTGCCCATCGCGGACGCGAACTCATCGCTGCCGCCGAGCTGCGCTTCGAGCAGCGCCATCGGCTTAGCGGACTCGACCACCTGATCGATGCCCGCGAGCAGGGCGGCGCCCACGGCCGCCCCGCCGATCGCCGCCGCTTTCTGCACGCCGGCCCACGTCTTCTTTAGCTTGCCCTCGACCTCGCCGGCACCCTTGACGACCTCTTTCGCGTCAAGGCCGATCTCGATGAGCAGGTCGGCGAGAGTCGACATCGGCTAGCTACCCCCCAACGCCTTGTGCGCTCGCTTGACCGCTCGCAGCATGTCGTGTCCGTCCATCTCGGGCTTACGCTCGGGCCGTGCGCTTCTGTCCCATTTAGGAATAAATTGCTCGGCCGAGTATGGTTTCTGTCGCTTCGCACGGTTGACGTTGGCAACGACCGCCGCGAGCATGCCGAACAGTTGGTCGAGCCGGCGGTCGCCGATCGGTCCCTCGACCTGCTCGTAAGCCTCCCATTCGGTCAGCTCGCGCGAAGAGATCCGCGCGAGCAGCTCTTCGACCGTGCACCCGAGCGCGAGCGCTAGTCGGAAGTAGCGCCGTCGCTCGGGTCGTCGCCGAAATTTTCGGCGAGGGTCTCGACGTCCTTCTCGGTCATGCCCGACAGCTCACGTGCCTTGTCGAAGACCCTTTCGAGGGCCCGGGCCGACTTCCGGCCGAGGGCCCGCACGTCGTCGGCCGAGAACAGCAGGCGGCCGTCGGCGTCGACGAGGCAGCGCGCGACGAGCTTCGCCCGCGCGTTCGCGAGGTTGACCCTCCGGTCGCTGCCGTTCTGCTGCAAGATCGACGCTTCGTAGTCGTCGCGCTGCGTGCCGGACATGCCGCGCACCCGGACCTCGCCGCCCCACTCGGGCACCTCGATGTCCTCGAAGACCTTGTCGTCGACATTCAGGATGTCGTCCCTGCTCAGTAGTGCCATGCTCGTTCGTCTCTCCCTAGTTGATCTTTGTCACGCGTACTGACGCCGCGGTGGCGTTAGCTTCCGGTCTGCGTCAGGGTCGGCTTGCCCGAGACCTTGATCGTCATGCTACGGGCCATCTTGTCGTCGTACGGGAACTCGTCGCCGAGGTCGGTCATGATCCCCTTGATCGCCCACGTGTGCTCGTCGGCCGTACCGGGCAGGATCACGATCCGGTAGTTACGCGGGGCGTCGTCGTCGAAGTCGTCGTCGATGTCGTGCGTCAGCTCGGCGGGGTCGTAATTGATGTCGAGCGAGACTTCGCCGCCATCCTTCAGACCGCCGAGGAATTCCATCCAGCCATCGGGCGAGTCGTGCGCCGTGACGTCGATCGTCTCGCGCTTGCGGTCCGGGCCGTTGATCGCCGTGACGTTGGCGATCGTCTCGAAGGTGGTACCGGGGGTGAGGTTGGTCGCGCGCTGAAAGAGCGTGCCGAACCCGTCGCGTCCGCTCATCGGCGGCGCCTCCTAACCGAGCTGCTGTGTCTGAATGCGGAACCTGAGTACATGATGCCTGATCTGCGGGTCGGGGTCGGGAAGGGCCTGATCGAATTCCTGCCGGATCGTCACGCAGCGGTGCCCGTCCGCGGCGAGCAGGGCCGACATCGCCGCGACCTGGTGATCGAGCGACGCCGTGATCGCGTCCGCGATGGCCTGCCCGGGTGCGTTGCTGCGGGCCTCGGTCCATACGTGGATGTTCTCGGTCACCTCCCGGCCGAACGAGGTGTGGTCGTTGTCCGGGATCGAGAGGTGGTCGCCCACCCGCACGTAGGGCTTCGCCTGCCCCTCTGCCGGCTGGTCGACGACGGCCGGCACGGCGGGCGTGACCGCCTTGACCGGGGCGAGCAGGCTCGCGACCGTGGGATCGGCGCGCAGGCGCGCGACGATGGCCCGCTGAATCGGCGTCGCCGGGTTGTGGCTCGTGAGCGTCACAGCTTCCCCAAATCCTTTTTGATCTCGGTCCGCACCCGCTCGGGGAAGCGGCGCCGCGCCCGCTCGGCGGCGGGTTCCATGAACGGCTGAGCAGCGGTGTCGTCCGTTCCGTGCTCGACGAAACCGGCGTGCCGCGCGGTGGCCACGGCCCGCCCCTGAATTTTCTTCGCGTCGTACTCGGCGGTGATCGAGTCGCGCAGCTCGCCCGAGAGCACGGGCGCGCCCCGCTTCGCGTCGTCGCGAGTCTCTTCCGTCTCGGCCTTGACCGCCCTGCCGCCCGCCGACTTCACGACATCGGGCAGCTTGCGCAGTTTGCGCTCAAGGTCTTCGATGCCGTGGATCGTGACGTTCTGCCGCTTGCCGATCGACACGGGTCACCCGCCCGGGGAGATCCGGTCACGCCGAGCCGCTCGCACCTCGTCGCGCAGGTCGGTGACCGCCTGCGTCAGCTTGCCGAGTTCCCTCGCGATGGCTTCGAGTGCCTTCGTCTCTTCACTTTTCGGCATCGGCCACCGCCGCCGGACGCGGGCGCGCGGCGCGCTTGCGGGGCTTCGGCAGGTCGCCGACCGGGGCCTCGGGGTGCTTGCCCTCGGGCTCGGGCTCGCCGGCAGGGCCGTCGAGGATGGTGAACAGCAGCTCGGCGAGCCACCCGGGGCGGGTCATGTCGGTGTCGGCCGGCACGAGGTTGCGGTCGTGCAGCCCCTCGACGATGGCGGCGAGCTGCTCGCGGTAGCCCTCGGCGGTCTGCTCGACCTCGGCGACCTTGTCCTTCCACGTCGGGACGTCGTCCCGGCCGGTCGCCGATTCGCCCAACTCGAGCTCGTCGTCGACCGCCAGATCGACCGTGTGCGGGGCGAAGAGTTCGGGGTAGGCGACGGCGAGCGGGTGGCGGGCGTCGGCGAGGGTCTTGCCGCGCACGAGGCGATGCTTCGTGCCGTCGGGCGCCGTGACGATCCCGCTACGGGTCGCGATGACGACGTCGGTCATGGGTTGAGTCCCTTCCGAATGGTGGAGATGAGAGCGGCCTGCCCGGGCAGTACGTCGCGCTTCCATCGGCGGTAAACGGGGCGGTCGCGGGCGAACTGCTCGGGCGCGTTCACGCGGGCGTACTGCTCGTCGAGCGGCGCCCGCTTGCCGGCGTACGGGTTCAGGTGGTCGACGAGCAGGTCGAGCCGGAAGCGGTAGCAGTCGGCCGCGACGGCGAGGTCGCGAATCGCGTCGTCGCAGTAGAGGTGCTCGACGGGCGCCGGAACCATCCGGCCGCCGAGGGCCTCGATGATGTCGGCGGTCATCGCCCATTGCGTCGGCAGGTCGTCGGGCCGGTAGCCGTCCGGGCACGAGACGATGCCCGTGCCAGCAGCGCGCAGCTCGCCGAGGTACTCGGCGACCCACCCGGGCGTGCGCGGGCGGTGATCGTCGCCCATGAACCCGAGGGCGTACGGGCGCTGCGTCACGCGCAGGTAGTTCGCCGCGGTGTCGAGCTTCGGCACGAGCGGGGCCCACGCGGCGGCGGCGATCCACGAGACGGGCTGCCGGCCGGGGCTCGGGCCCGCATCGACCTCGCCGAGGGCCGTGCCGTACGCCTCGATCGCGGGGTCGTCGTTGTCGATGACGAAGACGATCTCGGCGCCGTCGGCGAAGGCCCCCGTCTGCCGCCACGCCTCGACCACGGGGGCGACGTTGTGCGGGCGCGAGCGGGTCGGCACGACGACGATCAGCTCGGCGCTCACGAGTCGCTCGCCGGGTGCCACGCGAAGAACGGGTGGGCGATCTCGGGGCGGCCCTCGACCCGCCTGATCTCGTTCGGCCGCTGCCACGCGGTCGTGTCGTCCCTGAACAGGTAGTGATACATGATCTTGTCGATGTACGCCTCGGTGGCCCCGCGCAGGTGCGGGCGCAGGGCGCGCACCCATGTGCGGTCTTCGGCCCGGCCGGGACGCGGCACGAAGAACGAGGCGCGGCGCGCGAGGTCGGCCCGGATGGGGTCGATGTGGGTGAAGTCACGGTAAAGCACGCCCTCGGCCGAGCGTCCCCACCGTCCCCACTTGAGCGAATGGTCCACTATCTCGGGGTGCTCACCATTGGTGGTGTATTCGATCTTGAAGCCGACGTGCGCGGGCCACGTCGCGATGGCCCGTACCACCTCGGCGACGTAGTACTCAGGCACGAGGTCATCGTCGTCGATGAACGAGACGTAGTGGCCCGGGGCCGCCGCGAGCAGCGCATCGCGGACGTCGCCGATCGGTGGGTGCCCGTTGTTCCGGTACGCGAGGACGGTTACGCGACCTTCGTGCTCGTCGAGCTGCGGCAGCAGCACCGCGAGCAGGCGCGCGAAAAGGTGCTCGCGCTGGCCTAGGGTCGGCACGAGGATCGTCCACGTAGGACGGTCCCGTTCGTCCGTTCCGGAAATGATCATGGCGTGCCCCCCTCACTCTGAATCTGCTCACAGTCGGCCCGCAGGTACACGGGCTCGCTCGGCAGCACGGTCGACTTCACCCGCAGATCGTCGCCGTCGTCGAGCGCGACGAGGTGGTCGCCGCGCCGCACGTCGGCGTTCGGCCGGGTGTGCACGATCACCGAGAACGACGCGCCCGCCTGCTGCGCTTCGAGCTGCTCGACCCCCGCCGGCTGGCTGACCTTCGCGCGCAGGATGGGGCCGACCTGCACTTCGGTCTTCGTGCTGCCGCCGACGTCGTCCTCGACCGTGGTCGGCCTCATGACCTTGAAGCGCCGGTTCAGCTCGTGAAGCCCGATCTCGCCGCCGATCATTCCGCGAGCACCTGCCCCCACACGTCGAGGTCACCCGCGTCGGCGCTGTACGGGCTCGTGAG